TTAAATAATGTCTAAGAAAGTACAAATGCCAAGTGCGAATGATAAATACAAAAATAAAGAAATAAACAGGAATTTATGAAACCTCATTTGTGTTGCATAGTGAAGTTTGCCCAATTTTAGTTTAACACTAACCATTTGTTTGACCTCATATATAAATTTTATTAACTATAACGTAGTTTCTGAAGGATATACAGGTTGCGTATAACCAACATTGTCATTGTTATTTACTGACATATTATCCTGTAAATATTGCTCCTTCTTCAACTTTGAAAAAGACATTCTATTGTTTTTACTAGATAATTTCTTACACTCATCAACTGAGATATCAATAAAATCACCATACGAGTTTTTAGCATAACAATCCGTTGATGATTCAACAATTATGGCTATACGTTGATTCTCAAGTTGTAAATCATCATTTTTGTTATTTAGAATTGGTTTATGCATTTCTTGAATAGTCGTTTGTGGTTGCTTTGTTTCTTCAATTTCTTGCGATTTTTGAACCATCACTGGCTTTTCCTTATGTCCAAATAACGGATCATACCAAAGCGATCTTGCAACATAAGATGGAATACCAATAAAAACTAATACAAGAATAATAATATATTTCAAAGGAATTTTTTGTTTATGGGTATCAACCTCTGTTGATGTGTAAGTACCATATAAATGTTTTGGAAATTTCCAAATTGTCTTGTTAATCGCATCATCCCTGACAGCTTTTGAAACCGTTGTATGGGCTTCTGGAAACTCATAGATCGTTGCCCTTTTCATCTTAAAAACTCGTCGTAAATGTAAGTGCGTACCCACATCAGCAAGAATATGGGCTGCAAGCTTTTTTGGGCTTTGTGTTATCAAAAAAATATCAAAACCAAAATGCCTGTGCATTGATAAGGCAGTACCAATTTCTCTAATTTGTTCCTTTTTAATATCAAGTGCCGTCTTATATTTTCTATTGATCTCATCAATTCTTTGCTTTTTTTGTGTTGCTGTCAGTGAGTCATCTAAATTGACGATATCAATATCCAAATCATAATCAGATCGATCTATTTGGTAATTCTTTAACAAGTCTTTTTCCGCAAATGCTGGATGTTCATGTGCTTCATCATAAAAAACAGCAATGGGTGTTTTCAGCATTTCAATATTTTGACGTCTAAAATGATCTAGATCACGCCAGTCTTCTTGGCTGGAAATCTGAATAACCCCTGGGACTTTTAAACCTAATATATTTGAATAAACAACATAACCATTGTTCAAACATTCATAAATCAATTCAACAGCTTTAAGTGTTTTTCCAGAACCAGGCGTTGCACTAATAAGCGTTAGCATTGTCGCTCCTTAAAATTTTTTTTCTCGCGGGCGTCAGGGCGGAGCTGCTACGCTCGAAAAAAAAGTTTTAGACTCGCACAATGTATCGTGATATGGAGTCTACTTTATTGATATGAAAAAGCTTAAAGCTGTCTAGTAAGCATGAAGCGCATAGAACGTAAATAAGTCACTGTGACTAATGCACCTAAAACAATCGAAAGATATTTATCAAATCCAGCAATTCCTAATATGGAAATAACATCTGCTGGTAGACTTGAAACAGCATTATTCATTGAGTTAATAAATTGACTTAAAATATCGTTAATGAAATACATGGAAAAAATGCCTACACCTAAAGCGGACAAGGCTCTAAAAATTAAACCGGATGCAAACCAAGTAAGAACCCTTACTAACAAACCAGCCATTACTAAGTTTCCTTTCTAAAGCCACTGATAATAAAAGCACCGTGCAAATAGGCAGCAGCAATAATGAATGGTCTTGCCTTTGCAAAGAACTGACAGAATGGTTCATAACTAATTTCAATCGATGATGAAACAATTCCAAAATCAAGAGGAATTGATAAAGGTACTGGACAAGATTGAGAAAATGAAAAATCTGGATTGCTAGGAAGTTTTGAATAATCAAATTCTTTTAAGTCGTATTTTTCAGCATCAGGAACTACGGAATCATCTTTAAACCAATCTACAAACGAGCAGATCGGTGTTGCCCAATTGCAAAATGTAGGCAATTCTAAATTAGGGTTATTTGGAGTTGTAACAGGTTTATCTAATGCAGGTGTTGTAACATCAGGATATGCTGGAAATGCCTCTCCTTTCGTATTGTTATACTCATTTATTGCTTCGATTGCCGATGGAGATTGATAGACTTCGTTATAGTCAAATAAAGGAGATAAATCAGCAGGCTTAGCTTTATTAAAAACAGTTTCGCCCAATACTTCAGGACTAACAACTGCATAGTTTGGAATTGGTTGAGGAATTACTTGTTTATCAATCTGTGTAGGTGCAACAGTGACTTTTGTGGTTGATACAGGATCTTCAACAGTTGATACTGTCAGACTTAACTCTTTATAAGTTGAAGAAATATTAACTAATTCACACCAGTTGACAGATTTTGCAGGAATGTATTGCATAGCTGGATATAGATGATTCAATTGAGCTAATGCTGATACACAGTAATTTAAACTTAGTACATTCCCTGATAATGGTACATACTCATCATTTCCAGTAGTTAGAACATTAACAATATCTGTTTCTGGAAGTTTTTGAACAATTAGAGTTTTTCCATCTACATCAATTGTCGACATGCCTGCTTCAGCAGCAATAGTTCCTAGTGCAGCGAAAGCAGCAAATCTTCTTGAAATAACAAAAGTTAATAATTTAGCGACTTGTGGCTTTGAAAGCTGTTTAGCTATAACAGTTGAGACACCTGTAATTTTATTAGTAAAAGTATATGAAGCTCTTAAAAAGTAATTATTGATTTTTTGTGGCAGTGAGTGGCTCATTGAATATGATGCTGAATTTGCATGAGCAAAAGAAGGCACTATAGAAAGTGAAAAAACTAACGTAATAGTAATGCAGCGAAACAAATAAACATAACGGCTAAATAAATCCATCCTTCCACCTATCACACCTCATAAATAAAGAACCCCATCACAAAAGTAATGGGGCTTAGAAATTAACGAATTAGAGCAATTACACGTTTGATTACCCAAACACCAGCAACTACACCAATAATCGCAATACCTACAGTTTGAAGAGTCCCAGAACCACCACTGATTGCAGTAGTTGCGCCAGTTGCCAAATCCTCACCTTCTGCAAATACAGAACCAGCAGCGAGCATAAGTGTTGTACCTAAAGCAACAGGTAAAGCCTTGTTTTTTTCTTTAACTTGAGTTTCCATATAAACCTCATTATTTAAGCAAGCTAATTACTTGCTTGACGATGAAAACAACGGCAAAGCAGCCTACAATTGCTACCAACAGTTCATTGGCTTCTTGTACCGTTAAATCTGGCAAGATTTTAAAATCCTGCCACTCCAAGCACGTTTGCAAACCTGATTCATATTGCGGTGATAAAGTTTTGCAGACGTGCATTTCTTAAATTCCTATCCATTGCATCGTTTTTCATGCTGTTTCAGTACATTTTCATAAAAGAAATAAGCACCACATTTGTCACAGCTATAAACTAAACAACTCATTTTTGTACTTGTGGCACAAGGTCTTTTAAAATAGTGACCATTGATTTACCGTTGCTTACCTGCTCCATTGTTGCTTCAGCATTCAATGGAAATTTCAAATCTTTCAACTTCTCAAAATTGGCAGATGTACCCCAGCGGATTTGTTCACCCACTTGACCAACAAAATTGTCCCCATCCTGTAATTCAGCTTGGAAAAAGATAGTTGTTGAGTCATAAGGTTTACCGTTGAACTCCCCTTTTGAACTCTTTGCTCCAAGTACGGTAATCGTTGTTTTAAACTGCATGAGCTAATTCCTCATAAATTGGTTGATTAATACGAACGGCTTGCATTGCTGCAATTGCAGAAAATTTCAGACGTTTTGGTACTTCATCTTTAGAAGATGAAAGCATTGTGAGTAATTCAGAATCGTCATAGACTTTTCGGAACTGTCGAATGTATTTACCAAATTGACTTTTGGTAATTTCGATAGCTTTTTTCCACTCGATTTGTGATTGTTTTTTAATAATTTCAGTCTTTTCAGGCATGATGTATTGCCCCAATCGTGGCAATAAAACTTTTTCAAATACTGGATAAGCACCAACAAAATATTGTGATGGAGAAAGCAGCATTTCTAATTCTAAGAAACGATCTTTAGATTTAAATTCGATTTCAATACGAACCCATTCGCTTAGCGGATCACCCTTTTCTTTACCTTTTTCATAAATTCGACAAGATTTACCACTTTCACGAACACCGATATATAAAGTACGTCCTTTTCCATTAGGACGTTTCCAATTACCAGCCTGTCTGGACTCAGGTACTCGACCTGACACCCAAAACATTTCTTCAGTATCCCATTTATCGGCTTCGTCTAAGGTGATGTATTCGCCCTCAAAATCATCAAAGCAAATATCTACACGAGAAAGTTTTGCACCTTTGATTTGTTTCAAATACTTATAAAGTTGTTCATTCCAACCTTTACGAGCAAGTGCACACCCTGAACCATTGATTTGAATGTAAATGTACTTTTGTTGATTTCCATACAGAACCATACCTAAATCGTCCTGTAAGGTGTATGCATATCGATTATGATGCATACCTTTATCACGCTTTTGACCTAGACCAAATCCAAATAATTCGAAAAGGTCTTGATCGACAATCGATTCAAGTAATTCAGTTAAAGATTCTTCTTCAATTAATGGATCAAGAGATAAATATTTTTCATGGAAATGAGATAAAGGAATACTGAAAGTTACCCAATCTATGCCAGCTATACCGTTATCAACTTTTGCAGCAATTGGTACTGGTAAAATGCCTTTACCTGTAGAAATAATCTTGTGGTTATCTAAATATCTTGGAAAAGCCCACTGTTCAGATTGCAGTGATTCAGTCGGTAACCCCATATTATAAATTGGGGGTTGAGAACCTTGCTGATTTGGATGTACCGTGTTTTTCAGTACATTGGCTATTTTGTGTTCAAATGTTTGAATGACTGAATTGTCTTTAGGTTGCTTCTGTTTTTTAGTGATGAGTTGCTGGCAATGGTTTAATTTGTTTTGAACAACACCATTTAGGAAATCTTTTAGATTTTGGCAAACACCGAAATTAATTTCTGAGTAAGTCGCAGCTAAGACAATTTCATCCATGATGAATTGTGATTGTTCATAGACTTCTGTAAGTTGATGAGTATTTTTATCGAAGTCTTGGATTTTATTAATCAGTTCCCATGCCTTGTCCATCACCCTACTCTCCTAAATATTCACGAATTTCAGCATTGGCTTTTTTATAAGTTTCTAAATGAGCATCAATGAGTGAATAGTCATACGACCAATCACTTGCCACCACTGCTAAATGCTCAAGGCATCTTTCTGTAGATTCAGCAGGACAACATACGTCTAAGCATGGATGACCATGCTCAGCAACGATCTTGGCAACTTGATTGAAAGCAGCCTGAATGAAATCGAGATGATTTTGGAACGCTATAGGAGCCATAGTTACCTTTTTAAAAGTTACCAAATATCGCAGTCAAATTAAAACAATTTAAAAGTAACTTTGCAACCAAGAAATAAGGGTAAAATGTAAAAAAGTAACTTTGTTTATATGAGTACTATGTGAATGGCTAAAGTCTATAAAGTTCGAGACGAAGAAGTTGAAGCTATTAAAGAAGCTTTGATGAAGTTTGTGATTGATAAAAAAGTCTTAATGAAAGAATCAGATGTGGTCCATGCGTTGATTAAATATCACCTTAAGAACTTAAAATCTGATGAGGTCGTTCGCTATCGCGAAGAGGTTTTAGGTAAAGATGACTAGAACTAGTCATCTCCTAATTAATTAAATTTCATGGTAATTTTGATTAAATGAGCTTGCTAAGTTGCGGTGACAATAAGATAGTGCATCAGATTCAAGTTCCTTTGAACGTCCATTTATTCTAATCGCCTCAATTAAAGCTCTATATTCAAGAGCAGCAATACGACGAGCTAAACGATAAGGTTCCTTCATACCCATTAAATTTTCTTGAATAGAACTATGATTAAAGTTTTCATGACCTTTCTCCCAATCCATATACTTACTTAAATCATCATCATTCATATTTTTTATAACTTGAGTGTATTCCTCTACCTTTTTAGGGAAATTTTCATCTGTGATTAGATAATATTGATAGGATGAATCTCTCCCATCATAATCAACAATATCTAATTTTCTAATATATAGCTTCTGCAATTCAGTCCCCCACTCTTCTGGATTTGAGTAAGCGGAATTAACAAAAGGAGCGTTCTCAAGTTGAGTGTTTCTACGTTCAATGAACTTTAAAAATTCTTGTGCATCAATGGATAAATTATTCATATAAATTACCTTTATTTTCTGTCATTTATAGAGATCATCCTGAAGTCGCATAACTTCA